GGTCTTGCTCAAGGTACATTGGCAGAAAATGTAGGTAAAGTTTGGGTAATTACAAGTCAAAGAGATTTAGTAGATACATTCGGAACACCGTCGTTTCCGACAAATTCCAGCGGGAATACTACACACGGTAGCGAACAGAACGAATACGGATTACAAGCCGCTTATAGCGTATTAGGATTAAGCTCAAGAGCTTATGTTACTCGAGCAGATGTTGATCTTTCTCAACTAACTCCTGTTGCAACAGCACCTGCTGGTGCTCCAGTTGCTGGCACTTATTGGCTAGATACTGACGCAAGCTTATATGGAGTTAACGAGTGGAGCTCAACTGCACCTGGATCATTTAAAGTAAAAACTCCATTGCTCATCGACGATTCAAACATGGACGAAAATGCTTTAAGCAAAACTCCTAATGACAACTTTGGAACAGCCGGTGATTATGCAATGTACATTACATCGGAGAATCAAATACAACTTTGGTATAAAACATCTGCATCATCAAGTGCCTGGACACCAGTTGACGGATCATTTGATTCAGGTAAAACATTAACCATTAGTCCACACTATAATTATCCAACATACACAACATCAACAGTCAATGGTAGTGTATGGGTTAAGACTACATCACCGGGTCTTGGTGCAAAATTTAATGTTAAGTATTATAATGGTGCAACATCTAACTGGGATGTAATTGATGCACCTGTGTATACTAGCACTGCTGATGCAATTTATAATAAAGATAATTCCGGTGGTGGTGCAAATATTCCAGTAGGATCTTTATTTGTTGAATCAAATTATAATCATCTTACTGGAAATAGCAAACAAGCTTCATTTAAATTATGGAGAAGGGCTAATTCGGGTTCAACTAATGTAGCATTTGATGCAACAACATCAACAAGTCTAAGTTCGACTACATTTAGAATTAGAGAGACAATTAAAGCATCTACTGGCACAGATTATACTTGGAGCGCCGACACGACTGTAACTATTTCAGCAAGTGCAACAGCTACTGTTGCATCATTGATTCCTACAGCAATAAGTGCTGCTGGATTAACTAATGTTACTGCAAGTTTTAATGCAACAACACAAAAACTAACCTTTACTCATGCATTAGGTGGCGATATACAATTAAAAGATGTATCCGGTACACCGTTGGCGACAGCAATTAGAACTGCCACAGGTTACAAAGGTTTAACAGCATACGATCCTGTTACTAAATTAGGTACTCCTAATTTAAATGTTGCAGCTTCTGGTGATACAAATTATTCTTGGTTAATTTCAAACTGGCAACCTTTAGTGTTTGAAGCTAAAACAACTGCACCAGTTACTAAACCAGCAGACGGTACTTTATGGTTTAACAGCACACTTGATGCCGATGTTCTAATTCATGACGGCCAAAAATGGGTAGGATACAAAAATACCGGAGGGTACCCGCTATCAGATCCAAATGGTCCTATGATAAGCGCATTAGAACCAGAAGCAAATAGCAACGGTGATCCTTTAGTTACTGGTGATATCTGGATTAGCACTGCTGATATGGAAAATTACGGCAAGAACATTTATGTTTACAACGGTGAAAAATGGATCAAGCAAGATGTTACAGATCAAACTTCTCCAGAAGGTTGGTTATTTGCCGATGCACGTTGGGCAACATCTGGTTCAACATTAGAGCCAAGTGCTATTAGAGATTTGTTAACTTCAAATTATGTTGATCCTGATTGTCCAGATCCTGCTTTATATCCAAAAGGAATGAGGCTATTGAATACACGCCGCTCAGGATTTAATGTAAAACGTTATCAAACAAATTACATTAATATCGAAGCCAACAATGGCACAAATATCAGAACTGGCGAAGCAATGACATCATACGAAACAGATCGTTGGGTAGCATATCAATCTGTAAACGAAGACGGTTCGGGCAGATTTGGTAGACACGCACAACGTGGCGTGGTAGTTGCTGCATTGAAATCTGTACTAGATACTAACGAAGCAATTAGAGATACAGATACATTGGTCTTTAACTTGATTTCTTGCCCAGGATATACCGAAACAATAGCTAATATGATCGGATTAAACAACGATCGCGGTCAAACAGCGTTTGTAGTAGGTGACACTCCGTTTAGATTAAGACCAAATGGAACTGATTTAACAGCTTGGGGATCAAATAGTAACCTCGCATTTGATAATGGCGACGATGGCCTAATTAGTGCTGATGAATACCTAGGTGTATTCTATCCTAGTGGGTACACAACAGATAATTTTGGTAACGAAATTGTTGTTCCATCAAGCCACATGATGTTAAGAACAATTATTAGCAGTGATGCAAAGAGCTATCAATGGTATGCTCCTGCTGGCACACGTCGTGGCGGTGTTGATAATGCTACCAGCGTAGGTTATATCAATTCTGTCACTGGTGAATTCCAAACAGTTGCTCTACATCAAGGATTACGCGATGTCTTACAAGGTCCAACTGTTAATATAAATCCTATTGCAACATTCCCGGGTATAGGGTTAGTTAACTACGGACAAAAGACAAGAGCAAAAAATGCTAGTGCATTAGATAGAATTAATGTTGTTAGATTAATTTGCTATTTACGTAGACAATTAGAGATTATGGCGAAACCTTACTTGTTTGAACCCAACGATGCTCAAACACGTAAAGAAATTAAGGCCGCAGCAGATAGCTTACTACTTGAATTAGTAGGGTTACGAGCAATTTATGACTTCTTAACTGTATGTGACGAAAGCAATAACACTAATGCTAGAGTTGATCGTTCAGAGCTATGGTTAGATATTGCAATTGAACCAGTGAAAGCAGTAGAGTTTATCTATATACCATTAAGAATTAAAAATACAGGTGAAATTTCATCAGGGGCTTAATAGGTAAATAACATAGAATAAGGAGCATTTTAAATGTCGAGTGCAAGTTTAAATAGATTTACAGTACCCCTAACCAACAACACGCCTCAGGGTCTGTTGATGCCAAAATTAAAGTACAGATTCCGTGTGACTTTAACAAATTTTGGTGTTGGTAATGATATCCCTGTAACAGAATTAACAAAACAAGTAATGAACGTTACAAGACCAGAAGTTAGCTTTGAAGAAATTAAACTTCCGGTCTATAACAGTACTGTAAAACTAGCAGGAAAACATTCTTGGACTGATGCTAAACTAACCTTACGCGATGATACAAGTAATCACGTTTCGAGATTAGTAGGTAGACAATTACAAAAGCAATTTGACTTCTTTGAGCAAAGTTCAGCAGCAAGTGGAACAGATTATAAGTTTACAATGAGTGTAGAAGTTCTTGATGGCGGCAATGGTAATGCTACACCTGTAACTTTAGAACGTTTTGACTTCCTAGGTTGCTATATTAAATCTGCTGTGTATCAAGGCGGCGACTACAGCAGCAATGATCCATTAGATATTGCATTAACTATCACTTACGATAATGCTTTACAGTATAACAGCGAAGCAGGCGGAACTAACGTAGGTATTGGTGAAGCAGTTGGCCGTACATTAGGTAGTCTAGCAGTCGGCGGCTAATACTTTAATAGCTTAACATTAAACCTGGCAATTCGCCAGGTTTTTTTGTATAAATACCATTATGGGAAACGCATTTACAAATTTTCTTAGCGGAGCAGTTAGCGGAGCTTTTGCTAATAAAGGAGATCTAAAAGATTTCCAACACGCCAATAGGGTTTTTGTTCAAAACACCTATGCTAGAGCTCCTAAGACTGGATTTTTATATTTTATAAATTTCAATATTAATAAAAATGCTTTGCAAGGAATACCTTGGGCACAAAATGGCCCAAGAGACGTAGGTATATTGGTTAAAAAAGCAGACCTTCCGAAATTTTCAATAGCAAACGAAATATTGAACCAATACAATAGAAAAACAGTTATACAAAAAGAAATTAAGTATACTCCGGTTAATATAGAGTTTCATGATGACAATAGTAATATTACTAGAGACCTTTGGGTAAACTATTATAAGTATTATTATGTTGATAGTAATTACGGCAACGCAGTTAAAGGCAAAATAAAGAGTGGAGATTTAGTTGCTGCATATCAAAATACAAAATACGGTGAAAAAGAATATGCATACGGTTTAAACAATAATCAAAAAGACCCATTTTTTACATCGATTGATTTGTATGTTTTACATCAACAACAATTCAGTCAATTTACATTGATAAATCCATTATTAACTGAATGGCAACACGACTCAGTTGAATCAGAAACAGGAAATAAAATTTTAACAAATAAAATGACTGTGGCTTACGAAGCAGTATTTTATAATCAAGGAAAAATAAAAAAAGGAAATTCACCGACTAACTTTGCTGCAATATATTACGATACACAGCCAAGCCCTTTAAGTATCGGAGGCAAAGGTGTATCTAGCTTATTTGGTGCAGGAGGAGTTATCGATGGAGCAAGTGCAATATTTGGTGCAGAAGGATCGTTGAAAGAAGCATTAACATCTGGTAATCCTTTAGATTTATTAAAAGTGGCTGTTCAAGGAAAAAATTTAGCACAAAATATTGGAAAACTAAGTAAAACAGGTTTGAAGCAAGAAGGTTATAGTATGATAACCGGGGTGTTAGGAAATATTGCCGCTACAGGTAATCAACCCGGCGGTATAAGAGACTCATTAAATTCTAATGCAGGATTAACTTCATCAGGAAAGCTAGGAATTAATATATTTGCTGAAAAAAATTCCAGCGGTAACAATCAAACAAAAACAAAGCCCTCGGGGATTACCGGTGGCGGAGGAGGCGGAATTTGAAATCTCTATATAGCAATCTACCTTTACAAACAAGTACTGTAAATGGTTTTACAAAAGCATATGATTCTTATTTTAATCAACCTATAGAAATTGAAACAAATACATTTTCTGCAATGACAGGATTTTTTAATTCTAGAGGGTTTGATAAACTTGCATCAGAATCTATCGCAGTAATCATTATAAATCAAGCAAACAAAGATGGATACGTTCCTATGAAAATTATAGATACGTTGTCCGGACTTGATTCTGTAGAATTAAGTGCATTGGTTGCAGAGTTATTAAATTTTAATAGATTAAAAACTAGCTTCTTAGGATATGCATTAAAATTTACACCTAAGCAAGAAGTACAACGTAACATTTTGGCATGAGTTTAAAATTTAGCAAAGACTTTTACAAAATAAAAAATCCTGAAAAATATGTAGGATCAAAAACACCTATGTATAGAAGCAGCTGGGAAATGACTTTCATGATGTTCTGTGATAATAATCCTAGTATTCAACAGTGGAGCAGCGAGCCTGTTAAGATACCTTATAGAGATCCATTAACAGGAAAACAAACTGTATATGTTCCAGATTTTTTAATTTCATATGTTGATAAGAATATGAAAAAACACGTTGAGCTGGTAGAGATAAAACCAGCTAATCAGATGCTTAAAGAAAAAGTTGGAAAAAATCCATATAATCAAGCACAATGGATTAAAAATCAAGCTAAATGGGCAAGTGCTAATGAATGGTGCAAACGTCAAAATATAAAATTTAGAATTATTAATGAAAATGATATTTTCCATAATGTACGAAAAAAGCGATAAGTATATAGATTATATTTGAGAAAACAATGACAAAAAAATTGGAACAATTATTAAACTTACCGGCTGACGTCGAACCTCTTGTGGAACCAATACCAAATACTCCTATACCGACTATTGATCTACAGGAAAAGTTAGAAGAGTTTGATAAAATATCAGCAGCATTGCCAAAGGTCAAGGGGCTAGGTGATGTTAGCGATCAAGAGTTAGATGATCTTGCTAATAAAGCCGAAAAAGCCTACGATGACTTAATGGATCTCGGAATGAATGTTGAAGCTCGCTACGGTGCAAGAATGTTCGAAGTTGCGGCACAAATGATGAATGCTGCTATACAGGCTAAATCATCTAAGATAGATAAAAAACTTAAAATGGTCGATTTACAATTAAAGAAATTAGCTATAGATAAAAAGTCAGGATCAAAAGAAGGTGAACCTATAGATGGCGAAGGGTATATTGTCACGGACCGTAACAGTATACTCGAAAAACTTAAAAATTTGAATAAATAATACACTATGAAAACATTTACCGAATACCTTACTGAAAGTAAAAAACAATACGACTTCCGTGTTAAGATCGCCGGTGATTTCACCACTGAGCAAGAAACACAATTAAAAGGACTATTGGATAGATATACTGTAAGTAGTTTTAAAAAAACCAAGAAAACACCTATTCAAGAATTACCTTTAGATTTTCCGCAGGTTAAAAACTGCGAAGTTAATATCTATGAAGTCACTGTTGATTACCCAACCACCAGTCATGAACTAACAGAATATCTATCATCAGGGTTAAGTGTTGCAAAAAGTCACTTAGTAATTCGCAGACCAAGTGAACCAGGTGAAGAATATCAACAACCAGTTGAAGAACGTAAAGGTGCTTTATTAGACGACCCTGATTATAAAGAATCACCCAATGCTAAATTTGAAGACTACTATGGTGACAAATACAATAGTGGATTTGTAAAAGAATTAAATGACTTGCTAAAACTTCAGCGTAAAGAACGCGGCGAAAAAATTCCTACTGAAGCCGGCAACGAAGTTAAGTTAGAGACAGCAACTAAAGATGCTAATACAAAAAGCATTTTAAAACAGGCTGCTGATCCTAGGAAGAAATAATTATGCAGATGATCAATGTGTTACAGCGTCTTGCTGAACTTGATGCAAAAAATCCTAATGTTATTAAAGAAGAAGATAATAGCTATACAGGTTATGGAGATCCTAGGTTTACTAAAATAACTCCTGAGTACGAAGGAGAAGGACCAGGAGAAGTTGAAGTAACAATTGCTGATCCTGTAGCTTCGGATTATGAAAATAATAATGAGGTAATGGTTCCTGTAACAGTGTCGTATGTAAACGGTTTAGATAAACACGGTAGATCAGAAAATACAATTAAAAAAGTAATTAATAAAAATACCGGACAAGAAATTCCTATTAACGATATATCTGAGTACGACCTGTATGACATCATACATCCTGCATTAGACCAAGATGTAAAAGACACACAAGACCATAGACGTGATGACAGCTACGAAGAAAGTTCCCTAAGGGAAGGACAAAATAAAATGACTAAAAACGTAAATGAATGCGGAATGATGGGCAGTATGAGTCAGCCTCGTAGTCCTGCTAGTATTAATATGACTGCCGATAGTGGTGCAGAGCTAACAAATATGCTACGTGATATTATGCAACTTGCTGGCTTAAAGCAAGTTGGACCTGCTGACTTAGGACACGAACACGAACCTGCTGTAGTTAGTGCAGAACCGACAGTTAGTGTTGCAAAAATTGACGACGAGCCGACGGTTATGCGTTCAATGTTAGATAAGTTAAATCCTGGTATGAAACCCGATGACGAGCAAAAAGTAGACGAGTGGGATTACGAACCTGCAAACGCAACAGATGTTCCTCCAATGAATCAAGATGCAATGTTGAACACTGGTATGCATAATCAAGACCCAGCAGGCCATCCAGGTGCTGCAAAAGGCAGACATTTAAAGAATCATCCTGTTGCAAGTCCCGAGTCAACCTACGAAAGTCTAATGTCAGAATATCGTAAGTTTTTAGGTGAAGCCGATAATTATAACGACGCCGCTGCGCGAACTGCTGAGCTTAGGGCAGCTACAGCAAAAGATGAAGTTTCACGGCAAAAGTGGAAAGATGAAGCAAATTTCCATAGGGACACAGCAAAAAAAGAAAAAGGTGTAGCAAAAAAAGAAAAAGGTGTAGCAGAAGGTATTAACAAAGAGACTAGTTTTAACTATTTTATAGACAACCCAGAATACAATCCTAATGATCCTAACTCATCTGAAGATATAACACTTCGTGTAAATTATCAAATACATGATGAACAGCGCGCCACTATGACTGACCCTGGTAAAGATGCCGAATGTGAAATTATCAGTGTAGTGAATGCAGCAACTGGTGAAGATTACTCCAACAAAGTAGACATGGATAATGTATTGGCACAATGTTGGGATGATCACGAAATGAAACAAGGTGAAACAGAAGGTAGACATGATGAATATCCAGGTCCAGAAGGAGAGTACGATGGCGATCCGCTCCAAGCCCGTGCTGATGATTCTGCGAGACAAGGACAAGGTTCAGTTTATAAACCATCATATCCCGGTGATAAAACAGGTATGTCAAAGTCATACGCATATGATATTAAACGAACAGGTCCCAAAGGACATTTACCAGAGCAAAGTGTAGCGGAAGCTGACACAATGGAATCTATGCTAGTACTAGCAGGGCTTAAAAAATAATCAATTTTTAAGTTAACCAAATAGCCACTTAGGTGGCTATTTTTTTTAGTAAATACGATTATGGGAAGCAAAAACTTAGATGGAAAACTTGTAAAATCTGCACACGTAACACAGAAGTTTACAGAAAAAGATCTTGAAGATCTAGCAAAATGTATGGATCCGGATACCGGTCCGCACTACTTCCTTGAAAACTTTTTCTACATTCAACACCCTGTTCGAGGTAAACTAAAATACGAACCTTTTGACTATCAACGTAGATTAATCGATAGCTATCACCAACATAGATTTAATGTAAATTTACTTCCTCGCCAAACAGGTAAAACAACAACCGCTGCTGGCTACTTACTTTGGTATGCTATGTTCGTACCAGATAGCACAATATTAATTGCAGCACACAAGTATACAGGTGCACAAGAAATTATGGTTCGTATACGTTATGCATACGAAATGTGTCCTGATAATATTAGAGCAGGTTGTACAAGCTATAATAAACAAAGTATTGAATTTGAAAACGGTAGTCGTATTATTGCTCAAACTACTACAGAAACAACTGGCCGGGGTATGAGCTTGTCATTACTATATGCTGACGAGTTTGCATTCGTTGCACCAAATATTGCTAGTGAATTCTGGACCTCTATTTCTCCAACACTTGCAACAGGTGGTAAGGCAATTATTACAAGCACTCCGAACTCAGACGAAGATCAATTTGCAAGTATATGGAAAGAAGCAAATAAAAGATTTGATGAGCACGGAAATACTACAGAAGTAGGGAGAAACGGTTTCTTTCCATTTAGAGCATATTGGAATGAACATCCTGACAGAGATGAAAAATGGGCAGAAGTTGAACGTAGCAGAATTGGTGAAGAACGATTTAGACGAGAACACGACTGTGAGTTCTTGGTTTTTGACGAGACATTGATTAGCAGTATTAAACTTGCTGACCTCGAAGGTAAAGAACCCATAATGAAAATGGGACAGTGTAGATGGTATAAAAAAATTAATCCTAAATATACTTACATAGTTGCACTTGATCCTAGTTTAGGAACAGGCGGTGATCCTGCTGCTATACAAGTTATGGAATTACCGACATTTGATCAAGTAGCAGAATGGCATCATAATTTAACTACTGTACAAGGACAAGCCAGAATATTAAGAGACATTTGTAATTATATCAAAGACGAATGTAGTAAAAAAGGTGCTAACGCTTCGCTTTACTATAGTGTTGAAAATAACACAGTAGGTGAAGCAGCATTAATTGCAATAAGCGAAATCGGCGAAGAAAGTATCAACGGATTATTTTTAAGCGAGCCAATTAAAAAAGGCCATATTAGAAGATTTAGAAAAGGATTTAACACTACACATTCGAGTAAAATTTCTGTATGTGCCAAGCTCAAACATTTAATAGAATCAGATAGAATGAAATTAAGCTCAAAGCCTTTAATAAGCGAGCTTAAGACATATGTAGCAAAAGGATTTAGTTTTGCTGGCAAAGGCGACGTTAATGACGATCTTGTTAGCAGTTTATTATTGGCATTAAGGATGATTATGGTACTTCAAGACTGGGATCCAGCAGTATATGACAAGTTACGTGAGGAAGCCGAAGACGAATGGATAATGCCGATGCCTATATATATTTCAAATTACTAATAAATACATATTATGGAACCTATTCAAATTATTAGTCAAGATTTATTTGACAAAATTCGCAGTCGATTTCAAAATTTAGAGCTTGGTGACGAAACTGGAGCAGTAACTTTGGATCCAAGAGAAGCTAGATTTTTTGATTTTGACTTTGTCAGAGAAGGTATAGATCTCGGACGTATCAGCATTAGCGTTAATGATTCCGGTAGCTTGAAGGTATTTTATAGTCAAGGTATCACCGAAGGTAAAGATGATGTTACCAAAAAAATATGGTTTGATTTCTTAAAAGAAATGCGATATTTTGCAATGCGTAGATTATTAAGATTTGATACTAGAGATGTTTCTAAGAAAAACTTAGATAAAAACGATTTTCAATTTTTAGCAAAAAAGCAATCTCCTAAGGAAGAACAAATGAATACAATGTTTGAATCAAGATGGAACGGTAAAGTATCCAGCAAAACTAGCCGTAGGACACAAGGGCGAACTCAAATAATAGTCAAGCATAAAAACAAAATTAACGAAATGTCTCCGTTAGACAGAAGTAAACCTTCAAACATATTAGCTGTTTTTATACAAAACGCAGAAGGTGAAAGATTCAAATTACCTTTTAACTTCTTACCATTGGCATTTGCATTAGCACAACACGTTGAGCACGGTGGCCTACCTTATGATGGTGCCGGAAAAAAGATTATAGGAATGTGTGAGGAGATTGCAAAACTACAGGCCTTTAGAAAACAAGTTAGAAGTTCTACATTAAATGACGATGCACTACAAATAACAGAACGAGCTATAGGCCAATTAAAAACTTTAAAAGCACAATTAGAATCATTAGGAAAAAGAAGAAACTACGAAGCTTGGATAGCAGAATTTACCGAAGACGACAGCGAAATAATGTCGACTGAGTTAGATGACGTTACCCTTGAAACTTATAAATCTAAATTTACAGAAACCAATTTTAAAGAAGAACTAGTTCAATATTTTCCAATATTACACAAACTAATGCAAGAAAAGGTTGATATTCAACAATATGTGAATGATGCACAGGTAACAGAAACAGACGACCAAGAAGAACTAGTTAAAGAAAACGAATTTACAAAATTTGAAAAATGGGTAGAATCTATCGACGAAGCTGAATTTCGCCCAGATGTAATGAAACGTGATATGGAAGAAATGGGTTATCTATCTAATACACCTATGGAACTAGATAATGCCTTAGAATTTTTTCAATCTTACGGATTAGAAAACGATCCTGACTACGCTGATCTTGAGGAAAAATTAGAGGCAGCAAAAGAATTTCCAGCAGAATTTGATAACAATGGTATGGAAGTATTTAAACTTTGGGCAGTAGAAAATAACAAGCAAGACTTATTAGATGAACTAGGGATAGCTGTTGACGAAGAACCAGGCACTGCACAGGAGCCTCAACCATCCGATGCGGCACCTACCGCACCAGCACCTGCAGCACCGACTCAAACACAACCACCTGTGGCAGAATCAGGAAATAAAATTAAACATACATTTGATGAAACTATTAATGAAATAGTTGGCCAACATTTTAATCTTGATAACGAAAATGCTCATCCTTTTATCTCGGATGAGAAAATATTAATTGAAATTAGAAAAGCCATAAAAGAAAAACTTGAAGAACTTGGTGTCAACGACGAATCAAAACTTGAAAGAGCACAACAATACGCAGAAAATTTAGCAAAGCTAAGAATTCAAGAATGTACAAAGATGTGGGAAGAAAAACATCAAAAATCTGTTGAAAGTTTTAATCCTCAAACACAAGACGAAAACGTATTAGAAAGAATGAAAGAGCTAATAGGAAATATAAAGGAAAAGGTGCAATACCAAGAAGAAGGCATGATGGATAAAGTTAAATCTTTTGGTAAAAAAGTTTTAGATAAGGTTGCACCAGACGATGCTACTTTATTAAAGAACCTTGAAAAAGATAGCGGCGGTAGCATTCCTCCTAGATTTGAACCAAAACCAGAACCTAAAAACGAAATGGCAGAAATATTGAAACTATCTGGCATAAAAAATTAATAATTTACTCTTGCAAACATAAATAAAAGTGTGTATAGTTAATCCTATACGCACTTTTTCTTTTTAGTCAGTGGGCTTTAAAGAAATGGCATAACATAATTTAACATTAAGGAAAAACATTATGGCAACACTTCAAGAAATTCGCGCAAAACTTCAACAATCTTCACAACAAACCGGTTCCGGCGCAACCGGTGGTGACAACGCAATTTACCCGCATTGGAACATTGCAGAAGGTCAAACAGCAACTGTTCGGTTCCTTCCGGACGGTGACACTAACAACACTTTTTTCTGGATCGAACGTGCAATGATCAAATTGCCTTTTGCCGGGGTCAAAGGTGAAACTAGTTCTAAACCAGTAACTGTACAAGTTCCTTGCATGGAAATGTGGGGAGAAACTTGCCCTGTTCTTACTGAAGTTCGTCCTTGGTTTAAGGATAAAAGTTTGGAAGAAATGGGTCGTAAGTACTGGAAGAAGAAGTCTTACTTGTTCCAAGGTTTTGTAGTTGATAGTAAATATCAAGAAGAAGGTAAGACTCCAGAAAATCCTATCCGTAGGTTTATTATTGGTAGTCAAATTTTTAACATTGTTAAGAATGCACTTATGGATAGTGAAATCGAAGAACTTCCGACTGACTATGTTCGCGGTCTTGATTTCAAGATTGTAAAGGGGGGCAAGGGCGCTTACGCTGACTATACAACATCAACTTGGGCACGCCGTGAACGTGCTTTGACTTCAGACGAAAAGTCCGCAATTGATCAACACGGACTATTCAATCTTAAAGACTTCCTGCCTAAGAAACCAGGCGATGTAGAACTTAAGGTTATTAAGGAAATGTTCGAAGCCAGTGTCGACGGTGAAGCATTTGACATGGATCGTTGGGGACAATACTTCAAGCCGAGTGGCTATTCTAGCACAGTAGCAGGTCAAGCAAAGGCCAAGGCCGTTGTAGAGGAAGATGACGTCCCTTTTGAGTCTGCGGCTCCAGCACCCGCTAAAACTGCTGTGAAGCCAGTAGTTAAGGAAGAGGTAGAAACTTCACGTGAAGAAACAAAATCTTCCGGCAACGAGGCAAGCAATAGAGCAGCAGATATTATTGCTATGATCCGTAAGCGTCAGACAACTTAAGGAGACAATTATGGGTAAAGCCTTTGATATTTCAAAGTTTCGTAAATCTATCACTAAGTCTATTGAAGGACTTGGTATTGGTTTTAACGATCCTACTGACTGGGTTTCGACTGGCAATTACGCCCTTAATTATCTTATCAGCGGGGACTTCTTTAAGGGGGTTCCCCTTGGTAAGGTAACAGTATTTGCCGGAGAATCTGGTGCGGGTAAGAGCTACATCTGCTCTGGTAATATTATCCGTCACGCACAAGAACAAGGAATTTACGTGATTCTTGTCGATAGTGAAAACGCACTTGACGAAGCTTGGCTTCACGCATTAGGTGTTGATACTAGCGAAAATAAACTTCTTAAACTCAATGTAGCAATGATCGATGACGTTGCTAAAACTATCAGCGAGTTTATGAAAGAATATCGCTCAATGCCCGAAGACGAGCGTATGAAGGTATTGTTTGTAATTGACTCACTTGGAATGTTGCTTACTCCGACTGATTTGAATCAGTTCGAAGCAGGTGATCTTAAGGGTGATATGGGTCGTAAGCCTAAGGCACTAACAGCATTGGTTCGCAACTGTGTTAATATGTTCGGATCTTATAATGTTGGTCTAGTTGCTACTAATCATACATATGCAAGTCAAGATATGTTTGACCCAGACGATAAGATCAGCGGCGGTCAAGGTTTCATCTACGCAAGTAGCATTGTTGTAGCTATGAAGAAACTTAAGCTGAAAGAAGATGAGGACGGCAATAAGGTCAGCGATGTACTAGGTATCCGTAGTGCTTGCAAGATTATGAAAACTCGATATGCTAAACCGTTTGAAAGTGTTCAAGTAAAAATTCCGTATTCAACAGGTATGAGTCCAGCTAGCGGACTTGTAGATATGTTCGAAAAGATGGGGGTATTGACAAAGAGCGGAAACAAGCTACAATATATAAGTAAGAAGACAGGCGAAATTATTAGCGAATTTAGAAAAAATTGGTCCGAGGATAAACTCATGACAATTATGTTAGAGTGGGACGATTCTTTTGTACCTAATATTGAATCTGCAACTGAAAATGTCGAGGAATAATATGAATGAAGATCTAATTATGGATATCTGGGATATGTTTAAAGAATATGTCCCAGAAAAAAATCGAGAAGGTGCTGCTACACACTACGTTGATTTCTTAGTTGGACAAGATGTTGATACAGAAACTTTGCAAGGATTGCTAGGGTATGATCAACACCTTGATTTGGCTATTGAATCAATTGTCGAGCTTGATAAAGACGACGATGAAGACGAAATTGACGAATGGAGCCCTGACGAGGACTATTAAATGAATTGGTATGCTAAAGTAAGCAAAGACATAGCATATCTACCAGACTCGTTAGATTTTTTTTACAAAGAACTCAACAATGCCAAATTTGAAGTAAAAATTCAAGGCAATGTAGAAAAGGCTTCGGCAGCATTGCCAGGCATTGTTGAACTTAGATTTAATCAACTTCAAGAAATCGAAGCAATATTAGAATATTTAAATATTGAACTTCGCCGTATTAGATCGAAAGCCTTCAGAAAATATCTCGAAAACTACCAACGAGCGTTAAGCAGTAGAGATTGTGAAAAATTTGTCGAAGGCGAAGCCGACGTTGTTGATATGGAAAAGATTATTAATGAGTTTGCTATGCTACGTAATCAATGGCTTGGAATAATAAAGTCATTAGACATAAAACAATGGCAACTGAGCAATATCATTAAGCTTAGAACGGCCGGGTTAGAAGATATTACAATTTGATATGTACATAGAAGACCTTATCGTTGAGTTAACTCGCTTTCAATTAGCTAATGTGTGGGACGAAAAGCTTGTTTATAGCTTTCGTCAACAATTAGATCATAGTAACTATCTTACTGAAAAACAAAGACACCTAGCCATTGTATTGTTGAAAAAATACAGCAAAAGTTTACAACCTATCCATACACAACTTGACAGTTTTTTAAAAAATCCTATTTTTAAATATCCTGTGCGAACAATCAATAACGATACCTATGCATCAATTGCTACCTATGGTAAATGGGGAGCAAGTATCAAGGTAGAATTTCCATACGACCAAAATTTAGTGGAAGAAATTAGAAAATCGAGAGATTTTTTTGATCTAGCAACCTTTGACAAAGAACAGAAAGCTTGGTTCTTTTCATTAAATGAAAGTTCTATATGTAAACTTGTTGAGATTTTTAAAAATCTAACCTGCGACGATCAACTTACAGAATATTTGAATGATGTACGCCATATTAAAGATAATATAGGCGATTATGTTCCTATTCTAACGCTTGAGAATGGAATTCCTGTACTAAAAAATTCATCTACTCACCTACCGCCATTGGTATCTACTGAAATCGTACCGGCAATATTTGAGTGCTTGAAAAATGGTATAACGGTTTGGGATGATGAAATAAACTCATATTTGCTCAACGAATCAGTTGACCTACTTACCCGATATTTTTTGACAAAACACACAGATTCTGGGTTTTATATTGATTGTGAAAAAAACTCAATCACTGACCTTGCTGACCTTGATACAATTGTTAAACATCTCTCACCGTGTTTAGTGGTAATACCGCTAAATCATGAATTAGAAATATTACAAATGTTTGATAAATTTTTAAAAGAGAAAAATTACTCAAACGAAGACGTAAGTGTAATGTTTCGCCTTGATTCGTCATCTGAAAAAAATAAAAAATTTAATGAATTTGTAAAAGAAAATAATTTTAATAACCCAATTACCAAAAATACAAAATTTGTAGTGGTATCTTCACAGATTCCAAAACCGGTTTACAAGAAAAATATTAAATTTAACTTAATTTTAAACTTTGGCTCTGTAAACGCACATTATACCGTGAAATCTGCTATTAAAAATTGTCAAAATACTATAACATTAGACTATACACAAAAACTTAAACAAATGATATGACGACCTGCAAAGTAACTATTATTGACGAAGTGAATTGTAAAATTTCTGGACTTGACCTTGATACCAGAAAAGCACTTGTACGGAAATTTAAGTACGAAGACCCTACCGCACGGTTCAGACCATCATTTAAATTAGGTAGATGGGACGGCTCTATTTCATTCTTTGGGCTCGGTGGAACTACTTATCTGTCTATGCTTCCTCAGGTCTTAGAGTACCTTGAGGAAAAAAATTACTATATCGAACTGGATGATAAACGTATTACTCAAGACCTGAAATTTCAGCAAATTTCAGAGGATTTTTGGGGTGAAAAATGCTGGCCAGCAGGGCATCGATTTGCGGGTCAGCCAATTCGTTTGCGCGACGACCAAGTAGATGTTATTAATAAATTTTTAGAAAATCCTCAATGCTTACAAGAAATTGCCACAGGCTTTGGTAAAACTATTACCACCGCAACTTTGGCAAAAGTTTTACCAAA